CCCTTGCCGCCCTTGCCGCCCTTGCCGCCCTTGCCGCCCTTGCCGCCCTTGCCCGCATCGGGGTTAGGCACGTCATTCTTCCCGCCGGGGATCGCAGCGTTCGCAGCGGCGATCGCGGCAGCGATACCGTCGCGGATCTTCTCCGCCATGCGATCGGCGATGGTCTGCGCGACTTCGAGGAGCGCAGCCTCCTTCGCCTTCAGCCCGTCGATGAACGCCTGCGCCGAGTCGAGCCCTAGCCCGTTCATCGTCTCCGACAGCGGCTTCAGCGCGTCCTCGATGCCCTTCGACAGTTCCGCAACCGCAGACACGGCGTTGTCGTACTCAGTCTGGAACCCGGACAGGTACGCGGTCGTCTGATCCGCTCCGAGTTTCCGGATCTCCTCCTGCGCCGCGTTCATCGCCGCGATGTCCTCCGGCGTCGAGGCGAGGAGCGCCTGGATGAGCGAGGCGTTCTGCCCAGGACCGCCCTCCACGATCTTCTGAAGCATCTCCGCATCGACGCCCTTCGTGCGGAGCGCCTTGATGTCCTCGGCGTACTTCTTCAGCGAGGCGACACGATCCTGCAACCGCTCGACCACGGCATCCTTGCCGATGAGCGCGGCAGTATTCAGTCCGGACAGATCCATCATCGCGTTGTTCATGCCGTTCACGAGAGCGGTAGTGAACGTGCGCTGCTTCTCCAATGCTTCCAGCGCCGTGTCCCGCTTCTTGATCGCGGCGATCAACTGCGTCGTGGAGTTCTTCAGGAAGTCGAGCAGTTGATCTCGCGATCGGATGTCATCACCCTGAGCGAGGCCCTTGATGAGGTTACCGTTCGCGTCCTCCAGTAGCGCGTATCGCTGCTTCACCACGGTCACGAGCCGGTCGTACATGTCGATCACGCCGTCCACGGTTACCTTCACCGAGTCGTACGCCTTCGAGAACTGCGAAGCCTCACCGAAGGGCTCGCGGAACAGTTCCTTCAGCGACTCAGCCGCCGCCTTGCGCTCGTCGCGAGCGCCTTCGAGCGCGTCACGAGCGATCGCGATCTGCTTCTGCAACTCGTCTCGGCGCTGCGCGTTCGCCACGAGCCGCTTCTGCATCGCAGCGAGTTCCTTCTGAAGTTTCTCGCCCTCGGCGAGCAACTTCTTCCGGTCGCCCTTGTCCTTTATCGCCGCGGCTGCCGCCTTGTACGACGCCTGCGCGTCACGCATAAGCGTCCCGACATAGGAGCGCACGTCACGCGCGTCACCCTTCAGGGCCTTCTGAAGCCCGTCGAGGCCCTTCCGCACACTCTTACGCGCCTCGTCAAGCGCCTGCGCGATCGACTTCCAGTCCGGCCCCGTATCAGCGGCACCACCGCCGCCGCCGCCGCCACCGCCACCGCCGCCGCCGCCGCCCGAAAGGGTCACCGGAGGAGCCGACACCGCGGGGACGCTCGTAGAGTACGCACCCGACATGCCCGCGGACTTCTCCGCTCCGGTCGGAACACCGTCGCGCACAACCGGATCCCGGTATGTGCGGACGACCACGTTCACCGGGATCGTGATCCCGACCGCGAGCGCATCCAACTGGCCCGCGACCGTGTTGAGCGAGCCCTGCACCGCGGCGATGTTCGACACCGCAGAGGAGGCGAAGGACGCGAACGCCGCCGATGCCTGCGCGATCTGCGGCCCGACACCCGGCAGCCACGACAGGCCCTTGGTAGCCGCGTCGAGGATCGACTGGAACGTCTGGAAGGCGGTCTTGACGAGAGCGCCGAACGCGCCCACGATCGCCGAGACGCCGCGCACACCAGCCGCGCCCATCGCTGCGAACTGTTGACCGGCCTTCAGGAGCGCGGGAGTGAGAGGGACGATGAAGTCGCGGAGCAGGCGAAGGCCGAGACCGATCAGGGGAGAGAGTAGACGCAGGAGCGGGCCGAACACCGCGATCACTAGCCGTAGCCCTGTCGTGAGAAGCGGAGCCATAGCCCGGACGAGCCCAGCGATCTGCACGCCGAACTGAGCCGCGACCTCGACTAGATCCACGATCACCGGCAGGATCGGCAGGAAAGCGTCGAGAAGCGCGGACACGATCTCGACAAGCGGGGGCAGGATCGACACGGCGAGCGCCACGAACGCCGCCATGAGTTCCTGCATGTACGGGGCGATCGCCTGCACGACCTGGAGAATGAACTGCGACAGCGCGGTCCCGAACTGCTGAAGCAGCGGCAGGATCGCCACGAGCACCTGCACGAGCCCAGCGGCGAGGATGTCCACGAGCGGCAGGAGCGCCTGCAACACCGCCATGATGACGGGAGCAATCGTCTGGAATGAGAAGGCGATGTGCTCGGCGAGCGGAATGAGTACAGCGGCAAGCGGATCCACAAGCCCGGTAATCATCGTCAGGAGTTCCCCGATGATGGGGCCGATCGCCGAGATGATCGGCGACAGGATCTCCACGATGCCGCCGAGCAGACCGGCGAGCAGCGTCACAAGCCCGGACACCACGGGAGCGAGCGACTGCATCATGGATGTGAGCGCCGGGGCTAGGCCCTCGAACGCCGTCGTCAGGACCGGCCCAATCGTCTCCGCGACCTGCGTGATCGCCGGGCCGAGACCCTCACCGAACGCCCCCGACACCGCCTGGATCGCAGGTATCAGCCCTTGGAGCGCGAGGGCCAGCGGGTCGATCGACGGCATGATGCCGTCCACGAGTGCGTTCCGGGCCTCGTCCTTCAGCGTCGAGAACACACCCGTAAGCGTCTTGGACTGCGCCTCCATCATGCCGCCGAACCCGGCGACCGAGGCCGTGCCGTTCTGAAGCCCGGACACGAGTGCGGGGATCGCATCCTTCGCGAGCACGTTCCCCGTAGAGATCATGTCGCTCATCTCAGCCGTGGAAACACCGAACTGGTCAGCGAGGATCCGCAACGCAGGCACGCCGACCTCAGACATCTGAAGAATCTCCTCCGCGGAGACCTTCCCCTTCGCCTGCATCTGCCCGAGGGCCCTCGTGATCCGGTCGATGCCCTCCGACCCCAGCCCGAGACCGGCGGCAGCGTCACCGACTGCGGTCAACGTGGGCATCACGTCCTGCGCCGCGAAGCCCATCGCGAGCATCGAGCGGGACGCAGAAAGGAGACCGGGCAACTCGAACGGGGTCGCCGCAGCGAACTCGCGCATGTTCGAGATGAACTCGTCGGCTTCCTTCGCGGAGCCAAGCATCGTCGTGAAAGCGACCTCGGCCTGTTGAAGATCAGAAGCGGCCTGAAGTCCGGCACTCGCCGCAGACTTCAGACCTTGGACGAGCGCGATGCCCGCCATAGACGCCACGATGCCGATCGCGGAGCCGAGCGCCACCGTGGACGCCTTCGTCGCCTGCTGCGACTTACCGAGGCCCGCCGTAGCACCGGACGCGCCCTTCGCGGCAGCGACGTACCGACCCGACAGAGTGTCACGGAGCCGACCGTTCGCATCTACGAACGTGCGCGTCGCAGCGGTCGCCGATGCCATTCCCGAGGTGAAGCCCGACGTGTCAGCCTTCAGACGGGCCAATACGTCTACGGTCGTCGCCACGGGCTACTCCTTCACTTCCTCTTCCGCGCCTGCTCCATCTCCCAGATGCGGATCCGCTCTAGGGCCTCCCACTCCGTGAGTTCCTCAGACGAGAGGGGCCGGTGGGCCGGACTGCCGTACAAGAGTTCCTCGACAGTCCGGCCCAACCGCTCCGCTAACTCGAAGACGAACCTTCGGTGTCCGGCTCGGAGGAGTCTTTTCCCGCTTCGTCAGCGGCCTCCTTCGTGAACCCGGACAGCCGCATCCCCGCCAGGGCGATACGGTCCACGGCGGTAGCGGCCTTACCGAGGAGCGCGTCACGATCGCTCGGCTCGAACACCTGCATCCCAGTCTCGGGATCGAAGGACGTTGCGATCACGATCTCCGGATACACCATCTGGAGGTCAAGATCACCGCCGTCCTTCATGGCGAGGTTCATGATGCGGGTCCGCTCGGCAGCGGTCATCCCACGAACCTCGACGGTGAGTTTCCACTCGGGAACTTCCACCGACTCAGTTGCGATGTCCTTTACGGCGAGGATCTGATCGCGCAGGGACACTAGGTCACTCCTTCGGTTAGGCCACTAGGGCACGGATTACGCGGTGTGGGTATTCAGTTATCAGGCGACGGCGCGGGTGATCGCACCCGTGACCTGGGCCTCGGCGGAGAACGTCACGGCGTCGCCAACGGAGCCGGTGATCTCGTAGGAGGTCAGGAGGCACTCGCCCGTGTACTTCGGGTTCGTGGACGACGCCGAGCCACCGCCGGGGGTGTAGGCGAAGGACACCGTGGCGTCCTGACCCAGCACACCCGAGAGGACAGCATCGACAGTCGAAGCGCCAGCGGCGTCGAACTTGCCGGAGATGCTGATCGTCGCGTCCGAGAGGCCCATGATGTACTCCTTGGCGTTGTCGCCGAAGGTAGTGACCTCTGCGGTCTCCAGGGACCGGCTGAACGTAACCTCATCGCAGAACGCGGAGATGTCGGTCAGCGTACCGCTGGAGTTGTCGATCTCGAACTTGGACTTCTTGCCGTGAATGTATGCCATGTGCTTTCTCCTTTACCGGCGGGCGAATGTCATCGAGTAGGTGACTGACCCGGTGGACCCACCGGGGGCGTGCGAGGCACGGAGGTAACGATTCACCGTGCCAGAGACCACGACACGCTCGGCGGTCGTGGACGATGTGCCGACCGACGTGAACGTGGCGAGATCCACGAAGGTCGTGTTGTCGGACGAGTGCTGCACCTTGAAGGTGCTAGATCCGTTGCGGGTGTTCGCGGTGACGTGGAGGTACGCGGCTCCGCCGTTCGCGCTCGAAGCGGTGTTGTCCTGCGATGCTCCGGTGCCGTTCGAGGTCACCGCGGCGTTCCCGGCGAGCACGACTGCGCGATCGACGCCGCCGTCCGCCTGCACTTCCAGGCTCGCCGCTACAACGTCGCCCACGGGCGACGATATCTCGTAGGAGGTCTGCTTCACCGCGGCGGAGAAGGCGACCTTCCCGGCGGTCAGGCCCTCGGGGGCCACGGAGATGACATCGTTCGCGTCTGCTCCGATCGTGGTCGAGAGCGTCTCGTCCACGGCGGCGGTGTTCCCGTCGAACATGCCGGACAGGGACAGGGTGCCGTCCTGAAGTCCGACGATGTACGTCTTCGCGGAGTCACCGAACGCAGTCGTCTCCGCGGTCTCCACGACGCGGCTCGCGGTCGCCTCATTGAAGAAGGCGGACAGGTTCGCGGCCCCGTACAGGACCGCCGTGTTCTTGCCGTGGGTGTATGCCACCGCTACTCACTCTCCTCGGGCTCGGGCTCCGGCGTGGGCTCGGGCTCGGGCTCCGAGGCGGGAGCGGACTTCGACGGCTTGCCCTCGGCGGGCTCGATGTAGCCCTGTTCGAGGAGCCACTTGATGCTCTTAGACGGGATGTCGCCCGTGATCTCGCCTGCTTCGACGCGGCGGTCAGGGGGAAACTCGATCCCTGCGAGCGCCCGGTACTGGGCCACTTCGCCTCCCTCGGGGTATGACGCAGCCCCGCACCGTCGCAGGGCCACAGGGGGCACGTCGAGGGAGACGGCTAGGGGCCACTAGGGCACGCAGGACGAGCGTAGCACGCTGCGAGAGGGATCTAACGGGAGTAGATAAGCCTCTCCCCCCGGTAGGAGCCACCTAGACCGGGGGGAGAGACGGGCCGATCTCTACCCGAGGGACGGGGGAGAACCTCGGGGAGATCGGAGCCTTACGGGGGTTAGGTTACCGAGCGGTGAGGACGCCCGCAAGGGACGCCTCGACCTTCGAGGTGATGAACTGATCGACGGTGAGGCCCGCCTGACGCGCCGCGGCCTCGATCATCTCGGGCATGTCCTCGGCGGTCTGCGCCCACCCCGCGGTGAGGCGCTCACGCTCGGACTCGACCTTCGCCTGTTCCCGCGCCTCCACGGTCGCAGGATCGACGGTGACGACGGGGCGCTTGCCGAACCCGAACATCGGGTCGCGGTCGGAGCGGGTGATCGTGGCGGTGAAGGTGATCCGGTCGCCGACCTCGACAGTCGGGCGGACTCGCGCCGGGTAGCCGGTGAACGCGGTGAGTGCCTGCGGGACAGTCATCCACGCGGACCAGCCCTCGTCGGTCTGCACCGTCATCTTCCACTCGGGGAAGTGCTCGTCGCCCTTGTTCGCGATCTTCGTCACGACTGCGGCGATGTCGCGGACGCGGCCCTCGGGGGCGACCGTCCCGGCCTCGGCGGCGGCTGCCTTCTCGGCCTTCAGGGCATCCTCGCGAGCGGTCTGCTCGGCGCGAGCGGCCTGCCACGCGGGGTTCGGGATGCAGCGGTGCGAGGGCCAGAAGGTGCGGAGGGATCCGAAGTCGCTCCCGCACCAGTCTTTGCGCTGCGCGAGGTACTTCGAGCCGGACTTGCTTTCGGTCCAGCGGACGGTCGCGCCGCAGTCGCGGCAGGGAAACTCGGGGGAGAGTGCTCGGGTCATCGGTGGCTCCTTCGGTCGGTTGCCCTTTCGGGATACCCCGAGCCTAACTAACCCCGGTTAGGTCTGTCAAGCGATACGGCAGGGAGTGTCCAGCCCTCACAATCCCCCGAACCCGAGCCCCCTCCTAGGACACCGCCCACGCCCCGATAGTGCCCCTACGGGCCCCCTAGAGCCTCAGAAGGGCACTAGGTCGCGGATCTGCCTCACCCGTATGTGCAACTGACAGGCGTACACGACGAGATCCTCGATCTCCTCTAGGGCGTCCTGCACGATCGCGTCCGCGGGCCGCTTCTCGAACCGCTGCACCCCGGACCCGTCGTCGTACTGGATCATCCCCGGCCCCAAGATCCGATCGGTCAGCCGGTCCACGATCGCCGCAACCTCGGCGGCGTGCTCCTCGGAAGTCATGCCCCGGAGCCTAGAGCACGGCTAGGTCAGCCCACCCGCCGTCGCCGATCACGATCGACACCATGCCCGCCGGAGAGTCCTGACCCGTGCGATGCCGCCACCACGTCGAGCCCCCGTCGAGCGCCGGGATCTGCATGAAGGACTTCGCCCCCGACTGCTCGACCCGCAGGTGGTGAAGGTGCGCCGCGAGGAGCATCGTCGCCGAGCCGATCGGCTGCATCCCGTGGGCCTGACCCGCCCACCACTTAATCGGATCCCGCCCGAACTGGTGCCCGTGCGCGAACCCGACCGCCGTGCCCGCCACGTCGAGCGTGATCGTGAGTTCGTCATGCTGCGGGAACACGAAAGACACATGGTCGTAGCCCTCCGCGAGTTTCAGGGCGTCAGCGACCGCGGCAGCGCCTTCCACGGCCCACGAGTCGTCGTAGCGGCGCACGACCTTGCCCTCGCGCTGCGCCTCATCGTGGTTGCCCGGAACCACCGGGACCACGATCCGCTCGGCTAGCGGTGCGAACTGCTGCACTTGATGGAGCATGAGCCGCCGATACACCCGCAACTGCTCGGTCATCGTCAGGTCGAGACGGCCCCCACGGGCCAGCGCCCCCCCCTGCGACACGAGACCCTCGATGCAGTCACCGAGCCACGCGAGCGTAATCGAGTCGATCTTCCGCCCGAGCCTGCGAAGTTCCTTCAGCCGCCGCACCGACAGGTCAGTCTTCACGAGGAACCGCTCGATCGTGCCCTCGGTGCCGTCCCCGTCCGGCTTACCGAGTTGCAGATCCCCAGCGAGGACGCAGTAGGACAGGCCCTCACCCGTTGCCGCCACGGGAGGCTTCGGCTTCCGCTTCCCGATCGCCGCCACGAGTTCATCTATCGAGGCCCCGTCACGGAACCGCCGCCGGATGATGTTCGCCCGGTAGTAGTAGAGCCGCTGCACGTTGCCCTCGCCGATCCCGGCGTCCCACGCCCGGTACTGCACCGGCTCGATGACCTCATACTCGGCAGGGTCGAGATCCCACACCGCGAGCAGTTCAGCCCAGTCCCGAGGCGGAGCGTCGAGCGGGCTCGTTGTCAGGGTGCCGGAGTTACCGTCCCACGCGACACCGGGCTCCCATCCCGCAGGCGGGCGAGGCGCTGCGGCCCCGCGATAGTCCGAGGTCGGGCCCGGTGACAGGAGAGCGTCGAGGTCTTCGTCAATGGACACGACGGCTCCTCATCGTCTCTCGCGCTTCCATACCGGCGAGAGTGAGACTGTCGGCGATCTGGCGCAGCGCATCGGAAACCGCCAACGCTGCCGTGTGTTTCCACGGATCCCCGGCAGCCTTCGCAGCCTGCCCGTGTTCGTGGCCTTCGGTCTCGACGTTGCGTAGGTAGACGATCATCGACTCGCAGTCGAGCCACACGCGATCGTCACCCTGCACCATGAGCGTGATGTCTTTCAGGGGCACAAGCATCCTGTCCCGTTCGTCCTACGGCGACGGTGCCTCGTGAGCGACGAGTACGAGACGTTGTAGCCGTGGCGTTCGAGCACCTGAGAGATACGGGCCGAGGACACGCTCTCCTTCAGCAGGAGGGCCTCGACCTTCTCGCGCACATCCTCGGGCAGCGCCGCGATCACGACACCCGCCGTACACGGTGTCTTCGGCCTCGACGGGGAAGTCAGTAGGTCATCGAGATCCGCTAGGAGATCCTTCGAGTCGGACACGCGATCACGACTCGCTCTTGTTGTCGGCCTTGCACCGGGAGCACCTGATCTCCCACGGCCTAGATACGCGCACGGCTAGAAGCCTATTGCATCTCCAGCAACGGGGGGCCTCATCTGTCACAACGCCACGCCCGTAGGCGTCCGGCTGCCCGCTCATCCCTGCTCCTGACAGTCAGGGCACATCCAGCCGTCAGGGTTCGTGAAAGTCGCCAGGGACACCCGGTTCCGATGCGTGCAGCCCGGCTCCCCGTCGAGAACCGCCACGAGCATCTTCCTTGCAGCGAACAGACCCGCGATCGCCGCGTCAAGCGCCCCGACCGCCGCCTCGGCAGCCACGCGCTCCTTTCTTACGCTCACGGCAGCACCATAGCCTCGAAGTTCACCGACACGAGCGGACGATCATTCTGGTCAGGGCCGAGCGGGTTCACCGAGCCCACGGGCCGGATCCGCATAATCCGGATCCCCGAGAGGGTCGTGTCCGTGATCGCCCCCACGAGTGCCCGCAGCGTGTGCGCCTTGTCCCGGGCCGTGGGGTAGTCGTCGCGACCTGCCCGGCACATGATCTGGATACGGGGCCGGTCGATCGCCGTCGCCGCAGCCCCGAACGTCTCATCGGGCAGACCCCCCTCGTACTCGAACACGCCCACGCACACGTCAGGGCTCGACGGCATCCGCCCCAGGTACAGGTTCGTCCCGAGGGTGCCGTGCCCCTGCGCTTGCAGGTAGTTGCCTACCGCCTCTAACACCGTGCTCATGCGAGTCCTCTCATCGCCGCGTCCACGCGGTCAGCGATCCTCGACGCGATATCTCTCGCGCCCTCGACCACGGGCTGCTCTAGGAACTTCGCCTGCGTCGGAGAGTCGTGGGACGTGTCTAGCCGTTCGTGGACATACGTCGCGTACGGGGCAGCCGCGCCGCCGTAACCCATCTCGACCTCGATATCCGAACCCGACACCTTCGGCGGAAGCACCTGACCGGAAGCCCGCAGCGCACCCGTCCGCACCGGGACGAGCCTCTGCGACTCCGCGAAGATGATCTGCGCCTCCTCATAGATCGCGCGAGCCGTGGCCTGCGCCGCCGCAGGCCCACCCTTAGCAAGCAGGTTTAGAAGTTTCTCCTCACCGAGGAGGTCGATGCTGACGCGAACAGTCGCCACGGGTCACCGACCTAACGTGACAACGGTGTGATGATCCCCGGCCTCATCGCCCACCACGTCCACGGCGACGATGATCGGCGACGTGCCGTCCGGCAGCACGATCCGGTGGTTCGTTGTAAGCGCCGGAGCCCCATACAGATACACGACCCCGATCACCGCGACCTCACGGCCCTGATCGTCACGAGTCAGCCGCGAGTCCGCCTGGATCCGCGCGTTGTACGTCGTCCCCGACGCGCTGAACGTGCGCTTCCCGTAGGCATCGGTCGAGGACTGCGGATACACCGTCACGGTGTCCACCATCATCGACAGGAACTCAGACTCGATCGCCACGTCTCACCCTCGCAGGTTGTCGAGCATCCCGACCGCGAACTCGGTCCCCGTGTTCGTGGTGCGCTTCTCCGAGCGCACGATCGCGTCCGCCTTGATCCACGGCTCGGGAGGCGCGGTGCGGTTCCGCTGCGACGCGAGCCTGTCAGCCACGTCACGGAACTGTTGCGCCGCCGACGAGTAGTCCTTCGACAGGGACAGGTCACCGACCGACTTCGAGGTCGTGGCCTTCCCCGAGTACCGGGCCGCGAGACCCTCCGCTGCCGCGCGAGCGGCCTCGTACACGTCAGGCCAAGATTCGAGAAGGTACTCGATCTCCTCGTCCGTGAGTGTCGCCTCGGCGGTCGAGGACACGTCACCGACAAGGAAGCGCACCTTGTCACGGTCGGAGACCGAAGGATCCCCGGTGTATGTCCAACTCATGCCGACTCCTAGTAGTAGATGAGGACGCGACCGTCGCCGCCCGCAGCACCAGCGCCTCCGGTGCCGGAGCCATTACCGCCGCCCCCACCGCCGCCTCCGCCAGCGCCACCCGCACCACCGGCTCCGCCGACTGTCGTAGATGCCGCCGCGCTTCCGTTCGATCCGGCAGCGACCATGCCAGCGCCGCCACCGCCACCGCCGCCAGCGGTATTAGCCGTGCCGCCAGTAGATGCGGCGAATGAGCCAGACTGCCCGCCAGCGCCGCCAGCCGCTCCGGCCCCCCCGCCGCCGCCGCCGCCGATAAGTCCCGCACCCCCGGCACCGCCCGCCGTGGTACTAACACCGGAACCGCCGCCGCCGCCCGAGATGCCCGCGCCCCCAGCGCCGCCGCCGCCGCCACCGCCAGCACCGCCGTAGGTGATCAGGAACGTGCTAGCAGCGCCCCCCGCTCCTGGGTTCCCGGAACTACCCCCGGCACCGCCGCCAGCGGAGCCAAGTGCTCCCGCAGTTCCAGCGACACCATTTGCTCCGACGATACCCGCCCCGCCGCCGCCAGCGACAAGCGAGGAATACTGACTCACTCCGCCAGTTCCACCAGCGGCTCCAGCGCCCCCAGCGGCACCCCCAGAGCCAATGATGACTCGCGTGACGGCAGGAACCCATGCCTGCATGACCGCTCCGGCGCCGCCACCCGTACCTGGGTTCGTGGTGCTGGCACCGGCGCCACCCCCGCCACCGCCGATGCAGACCGCATACACGAACGTGACACCCGCCGGTATCGTCACCGTACCCGTAGACGTAACCGTGTGACGCAACGTCAACCTAGACGGGTCAACACCCGCAGAAGGAGGGAAGGATGAGACGCCCATCAGGTGATCTCCACTCCTGAGACGTGCAGATCCACGGACGTAGCCGACGCGCCGCCCGTGATCGTCTCTGTCGTCGCGAGAGGCTGCTTCAAGTCGAGGACGTACGTCGTATTCGCAGGCACCGCCGCGGCGTTCAGGATGTCAATACCGTTCAGGAACATCGTCGCCGTCTGCGTCGAGGCTGACGTGTTCACCACGGCGATCTGCGTCACGATCGTGGTCGTGGACGCCGGGGTCGTGTACAAGACCGTCGCCGTGTTAGTAGTAGCCGCCCCTCGGAACAGGGCCTTCGCAGTAGCAGCCATTAGGCCCACGCTCCCATTAGGGTCATGATCTCGATCTCATTCGCGTCATCCGCGAGGAACTGGATGTCGCGCGGCACGTTCGGGGTGTCACTACCCGCGGGGTAGCGGAAACCCACGTTCGTCTCAGGCATCGCTCTCGGGCTCCTCGACGGGCTCGGGCTCCTCGACCGCAGGCGGCTCGGGAGCCGGAGGCGCGGTCCACACGCCGTCCACGAGTGTCCAGCCGATCCACGGATCGCCCTCAGTCTCAACCGCAGACAAACCCGTGACCTCCTCAGCGATATCCTGCGAGTCCGCCACGATCACGTTCACTACCGTCGAACCGTCGTGAATAGCGAAGTTAGGCATATTTCCCTCTCTTACCTGTATTCCTTGCGCGACCAGAACTGACGCTTGTACGAGTTGAACCAGAGTGAGCGCAGCCTCACAGCCGCTCTCGCCTGAGCGCGGCGATCGTCGTTTCCGCCTAAGGTCATCTTCCACGAGTCACGCCTAAACGGGATCACCTGAGCGATCGGTGTACCGGCGGGGATTAGGCCCTGCCACTTAGAGTCATTGAGAACGAATGGGAAGTTCACCGGAGCCGTGTATCTATCTGTGTCCACGATGCCCGGCAGGATAGTGAACATACCGTTGGGGTTGTGCATAGGTGGGACGAACAGGCATGAGTGCCCACGCGGAGTCCTAATCGCCCACGGGTTCATCCACTTCGGGTATGCGGGCATAGAGTTCGCCTGCGGATGCTTGTCGGCCTGCTCTATGGGATGGAACGAAAGCATCTCAGCGAGAGTCCACTCGTACCAAGGCATACCGTCGCGCTGAGTCACCTGCACATCCGCGTAGGTGCGAAGTATGTATCCAGCCGTCATAGCGTCGAAGACCGGGATGCACTTCTTCACGGTATGCGGTGTCTGCCCGAAGTCAATAACACGCTTACCGCCAATGTACTCCGGCGTTGCCTTGTACCACTCAGGCAGCAAGCGGCTAGCAGGGACAGGAGCGTACTGCTCATCTATCCCTACGGTGTCCGTGAGTGTGATCTGCATCAGATAGTTCGCCCGTCACACCAGCGGTAGAACATAGACGACTCCGGCACTACCGGCAGCCCCGGCATTACGAGCGGGCCACACCCCGCCGCCGCCCGCGCCGTATCCGCTTCCGGCACCACCGGCAACATTGAAGGTAGCGTGGGCACCTCCCGTGCCGATGCCACTTCCGGCTCCGCCGCCCCCTCCCGTAGTGGCGAAGGCGAGTGTGGTCGTGAACCCGGGTGATGATACGAGACCGGACCCGGCTCCGCCCGGTGTGCCGCCTACCCCGTTGAAACTACCGCCGTTAGCCGTGAGGGCACCGAACGATGTTGCTCCGCCCGCTGCACCGTACAGTCCAGCCGCTCCGATGGTCACCGAAGTCGTGGCGTTGGTCGTTATCTTCTGCACAAGAACTCCCCCACTACCTCCGCCAAGACCCTGCACATTCTGGCTTCCGCCTCCGCCGCCGCCGACGACACACACGAACATAGTTCCGGTCGTGGTGTAGTTACCCGTAGCGGTGATAGTCGCGGGAGTCCCGAATGTTGTAGAGCCTGCGGTTACAGACGCGAGGCGCTCAATCGCAAGGATGCCTGCCGACTGAAGCGAGTACATGATCTCAGTTGCGTCTGCCGTGAGTTCCACGAGAACCTCGGCGGTTCCTGTGGCCCCGGCGATCCTTGTGCTAGAAGAGTCGAAGAAGATTACGTTGAAGGTCTGTCCGGGGGTGCTGAACTTCACCGCATACGCGCCTGCGGGCAGGTTGACCGTAGCCCGAGCGACAGCGGTGCTTCCTACCGTGGCCCACGCTCCTACCCTGCTTACGAGGGGAGCGACCCGTGAGATACCCATCAGGTGATCTCCGTTCCGTACAGGTTGAACGTTAGATTCGCATTACCCCCGTACACGGTCACCACATCTGCCGCGTCTACGGTGATACCAAGAGACAAGGCCACGATGTCATTCGCGGCGATAGCGGTGTCGAAGGCGATGTAGTGCTGATTCGCCAGCGTCGCCGCGTTAGGGCGGACGGCGATTCTGAACGTGGTAGCCGATGCCGCCCGGTTAGCGACCACGATGGAGGAGATCACGACCTGCGTCGATGCGGTCACCGTGTAGATGTCCGTGTTCGTCGTGGCGCTCGGGGCTGACTGCCCCAACACCTTGTACGCGATCGGCATTAGCCTCTCCTAACCCGGGTTACCCGCTCTATCACGGGGATGGTGTTCAGTCTACCGCCGGTCACGCCGCACCCGTGAACACGAACGGATGCGGATCCCGCACCTCCGCGGCCTCCGCTGCCGCCCTACCGGCCTGCGCCGTAGCCTGCGACGCCTGCGCCGCCGTCGCGTAGTTCTGGATCGCCGCAGACGTGGCGAGGATCTGCGCGGTGATGAGCGCCGTGTACGTCGCAGGTCCGCTCGACGCGAGCAGCGTGTACGTCGCGTAGCCCACGGGAACCGAGTTGTACACGCTCGTCATGATGATCCCGGTCGTGGGCGGGGTCGTGTCCACGGTCGCTTCGGCAGCCGTGACCCGGATCGCCAGCGAAGCGTAGATCGCCTGCGACGCGAGCGAGACGTGCGGGGTCACCGCGGCGGCAGGGGCAAGGTCTGCCATGTCCGCGCTAACCTGCGTCGCCTCTCCGTACGACTCGCCTAGCGTGATCCAGTAGGCGTACGTCTGCTGCCCGAACTCCGTGTATGTCAAGGGAACGGGTAGAACCATCGAGAACGTCCGGCCCGACGCGAAGGACTCCGTGACCGTGTAGGTGAACGTCTCATGGAAGTCCGGATCATTCGTTGAAGGTAGCGTCGCCGAGAACTGACCGTTCGCATCCAACGTCGCGTAATACGCCGAGGGAACAAGGATCTGATCCGCGAGCGCGTTCCGCAGCATCTTCGGCACCCGGAAGATAACCTGACCGGCTATCGCGTTCCCCTGGAAGTCCACATACGTCCCCGTCACGACCACCGTGGACACGTTCGATGCGAGAGGCATGTCAGATCCCCAGGAACACGAACGGGTGCAGGATCCTGGCCTCCGCTGCCGCCGCAGCGTTCGCCGCCGTCGTCGCGGCAGCCGACGCCGTAGCGACCTGCCCCGCCGCCGTCTGCACCGAAGTGGTCACCGTCTCGATCGTGCCGACCCGCGTCTCCAACGCCCCGAACGTCGAAAGCAGGACGTAAGTGTTCGCTTCAGACGAGCCCGCCGGAACCGCCGGAGCCAGATCCGCGAGGTTCTGTGTCGAAGGTGCAGCAGAGAGCGTGATGTCGAACGTCCGCCCCCCCGTGAACGCCTCCTCGACCCTGTAAGTGAACGCCGTGGGAGACACGTCCGGGTCGTCAGTTGCCGGGAGCACCGTAGTGAACGCACCGTTCGCGTCGAGATCCACCACGATCGTCTTAGGGACGATGATCTGATTCGCTGTCGAGTCCGTGAGGATCGCCCGAGGCGTAAACTTCACCTGACCCGCGATAGCGGCACCAGATACGTCCACGAACTGCCCGCCCAGGGTCACCGTAGATAGGTTAGGTGTTAGAGGCACATCTACTCCTCACCGTCAGACTCAACGATCCACGAGTAAGTGTCCGTGTCGAACACGGCATCCGCTGACGGCCTCGGCAGAGGGACGAACATGTCCAGTTCAGCGTCGTAGCACGATCCCGGCCCCGGGTAGGTGCCGCGAAACGGTGTGCCGCCCGCAACATGCTTACCGAGGATCGTGTTGTAGGAGCAGCGCTTCCAAGTTCCGGGCATCCCGCACTCCGCGAGATACACATTCACCGCAGTCTCGTCATCCTCATTCACAGACACGCTATTGACCACGACGACCTCCTCCACGATGCTGTTTTCAGCGAGCCGTGCGTAATGCGCCATTAGCCGATCACCACAATCACGATTCCCGACCCGCCTGTACTAACGATCGCCCCGCCGCCGCCGCCCCTGTTAGCGGTGCCGTTAGTGCCGTTGGGGTTACCCGCACCGCCGCCACCTCCTGTTCCGCCTGCGCCGAACCCGCCTGAGTTGTTGTATCCTGCGCCACCGCCTGCGTAGAAAACCGAAGATCCGGTGATCGAGTTCGATGCACCCGCGCCGCCGTCCAGCCCAATGCCAGCCGCTCCGGCACCCCCGCCGCCGCCGCTCTGAGTACCCGTGCCTGAAGTGCCGTTATTGCCCTGCGTCAGAATAGCCAGCCCACCCGCGTTCTGCGACGCGCTACCCCCCCCGCCTGACCCGCCCCTGACGGCGGGCTGTGCCGTCCCACCGCCACCTCCGCCTACCGCGACATAGGGGCCAAGCCGCGAGTCACTACCGAAGTTGGCAATCCCAGAGCCACCCCCCCCGATAGTGACGGTCTGCACGCCAACTGGAAGCCACACGGTAGTGGAGTAAACATAGCCACCCGCACCTCCACCCCCGGGCTGCGAACCATTGTTCGCTCCGCCCCCGCCGCCGCCGACGATAAGCGCCTCCACCATGCCAGCAGCACTAACCGTGATAGACCCTGATCCGGTGAACGTGTAGATCGTCTTTCCCGGCCTGTTAGTCGTGTTAGTCGTGGCCCCAGACGAACCAGAGACGACCGCAAGCGGTGTGCCACCACCACCGAACGCGAACCCTGCAAACGTAGGCATCAGGCAGCCCTCGCCAATCCCTCGATGACCGTGAACGTAGCGTTCGCGGTCTTGATTATCGTCGCCGTGTAGATGTCGATCGAGTTCGCATTACCGGCGCTGGGAGCGGTGCCGCCGATCCAACGCGGAGTGACAGCGGAGCCGTCCACCTGAAACGCTGTCTGGTAGTAGGCGGTGCCGCCGTTCGTCACGAGGAACGCGATAGTGATGGACTGGCCCGTGGAGAGGAGCGAGTTCAGAGTTGTACCCCCGTTGCCGCGTACGTTCAGCGTCCAGTTCGCAGAAGCGTTCGTCGTGTAGTAGACGACGCTCGACGTGATCGCATCGAAAGCGATCGTGCCAGTCGCAGCCGTGGCGGAGATCGTGATTGTCTCCTCCGGTGCCGTCAGCACGGGCGACGTGAGCGAGGCGTTCGCGAGTGTCGCGTATGTCGAAGCCGCCGAGGACTGCGACAGGTACGTCGAAGCCGCCGTCGCAGACTTCAGATACGCACCCTCCACGCCGAGCGCGAGCGCCTGCAAGTCCGCGGGCACATTAGCGGCGTCCGAAGAAGACGGGAACGGAAGCCCGCCCGGAGTCGTAGGCACTTATGAACCTCCCCTAGATGCGCCGAGCGGCGGGGCCAGCGAGGATCACCCGCTGAATCCCGCCGCTCAGGCTGAACTAACTACCTATCAGGTTAGGTCAACCCACAGGTAACGGAACGTATGAGACGCCTCGTTGATCGGTGAATTAGTCGCATTGACCGCGTACACCGTGACCGTGTTAGCGCCAGTCACACCAGCACCCGCGAAGGCGAGTCCCGATGTGAGCGCCGGAGGGTTCACCACAATGATGTCACCGACAGCAGCGCCCGTGACCGTGATAGTGCCCGATCCGGTAGCCCCGGCAGAGATCGACGGGAGGTCGATAGCGCCGGTGCCCGTGCTAATGCCCTTAACTACGGAACCTCCGCCCACGGCGAGCGTACCCGCCGTAAGGTCTCCCGTCACCGTAGCGTCGTCACCGACCGTGAGGTCATCGGTAGCAGCCACATCGTCGTCGGACTGTAGCCGACCTACAAGTGCTTCTCCCTTAGTGAGACGGTTAGACATCAGGCCACCACGGTGTTCATGAAGTAGCCCAGGTCGCTCGACACGACCTTGTTGTCGAAGGCCACCTCGGCCTCGACGCGGCTAGCCTTCAGGTGCTCCATGCGGAACTGCGAAGTGCCGATCGTCTGACCGAGACCGCCGCTGACGCCGGTCCACGAGAAGATGTATCCCGCGGACGGGGTGAGCAGGCCCGGGTTCTGGGCGACGTGCATGAGGCACGCAACCTTGCCCGTGGCGAAGCCGTAAGCCTCCGCAGCGCCCTCGGCGTTCGTGGCCTTGACCGACTTCGCGACGAGAACACGATCGACCTCGAACATGCGTGCGAGCATGTCCGCCGTGACGGTCTGAGCACTCGTGTACTTGATGCGGTCCACGATGTCGGGGTGGTTACGCAACTTCCGGAACACGTCGTAGCCGAGGACGAGGGTGTTCGCCTCCATGCCCGTGTTCGAGAGGATCTGCGCCTTGCCAGCCTCGACAGTCTCGATCGGATCCGAGTTCGCGTAGTCGCTCCACTGCTTGAACTCGCCCGCACCGGGAGAGCCTGCGACACCGGCAACGTCGGTGCCCCACACGCCCGTGGTGAGGAAGTCCGAGACGAACTGAAGTTCGCGACGCACGAGCATACGCATCGTGACGAACTCGGCAGCCTCGCGGAGCGGGTTCAGCGGAACGTCAGCGTTCGCGAGGGTCTGATCGTCCACGTCCTTGTGGAACGCGAACACGTCAGCGGAGTAGGTGTCCGTGGTCAGGCCGTATCCGGAGCCCGCGGACTCGGTGCCGGGAGCGCGGCGCTGGGCCTCGTCACGGAACCAGTCATTCTTGGTGTACTTGAAGTACTTGTCGGACTTCTTCTCGACAGGCACGACAGGGAACACCTTGTCTGCGATGAAGTTCTCCGAACGCTGCATGTACGCGACCGAGATGTTGGTCAGGATCGCATCAACGTGAACGGAGTTGATGTGCGGCTGTGGCATGTCTTATGCCCTTCCCTTCAGGTTGTGCGAACTAGGCCGCGCGACCAGCGGACGCGCAGTTCACGACGACGGTGATGATCTCGGCGGAAGCACCCTCGGTGAGAGCCTGCCCGACGACGAACTTGGTGGTGTCGGTGCCGAAGGTGAGGGCAACGCCCGCACCAGCAGCCGACGTGCCCACGGCAGCGCCCTCGGCGACTGAGCCGCCGAGCACGACCTTGGTGCCGCCGATGACGGTAACCTCGGCCTCCTGACCGGAGAGCGGGGCGTTCTGGAGAACACCGATCGGCTTGTCAGTCACGGCAGCGCACAGGATGGCCTGCCCGCTAGCGTTCAACTTGACGAACTTGTACTGTGCGCTGGAGAGATCCGCCCCCGCGACGAGGGTGATCTTCAGCGCGTTAGGGTTGATCTCGTAGGCCACGATTAGGCCCCCTTCTCGCTCGTGTACTGCGCGTACAGTTCCGGATTGCTCGTCGCCACGTCGGCGAACGCCTGCTCGAAGGTAGCGGCGCGGCCCTCGGTGACGAGGCTCTTAGCGAGGCTCGTCAGGCGGGCGTAGGCGTCACCTTCCACGACCGGGGCTGCCTTGCCGATCTCCGCGAAGATCGCGCCGGACTCGGCCTGCGCGTTAGCGGCGGACAGGGCATCCTCGACCGACTTAGCGAGGTCTGCGTCGTGGTCGGCGAGGTGGCGCAGGGCCGGGCCGATCACGGTCGGGTCGATGCTCAGGTTCTCCCACGAGCGTGCCTTCTCGATCGCCTCGGCGTCGAGAGCGGCCTCGCGCTCCTTGCGGAGAATCTCCTCGGCCTCGGCAGCCTTCGCCACGGCCTCCTCGCGCTCGGCGCGAAGGGTCTCGACCATCTTGACGACGGCCTCGGGGGCTGACTTCAGGAGGTCGTCGTCGGACGGCTCCTGAACGGGTGCGGGGGCGAGATCGGTGAGGCGTGCCTCCAGATCCGCGATCTTCTCCTCCGCCTTAGCGAGCGCATCGGTGAGTGTCTCCACCGTGGGCTCCTCGGACACCACGGGGGCGTCCTCAGTAACGGTCTGGTCGGGCACGGGTTCCTCCTCGGTTCCCTCGGTCTCGGCGACGAGTGCCTCCACGATCTGGTCGGCCTCGGCCTGGTCTGCCGCTTTCACGACGAGCCAGCCCTCGTGCAGATGCGCGGGGTGATCGACACCCGAGGTCTCCTCGATCGCGAGGTTGACCATCTTGGGGGCCTTCGCCACGTTGCTCCTCCTAATGACGAACGGGCCGTCGCATCGAGTCGATCTGACTCGTACGACGACCCGCGGGTCTCGCCATGAGGAAGCGTAGCACGGCTGACGGGGAGTTATGAGTTCCTCTACCCGGGTATGCCGAAGCCCCCGCCCGCTGGAGGTCAGGACGGGGGCTCCGGGGATCGTGGGGCTAGTTGCCGCTGATCTCGTCGCGATAGTAGCGGGTCGCGTCGATGAGGGTGCGGAACTCGCCGAGCCGCTCGTAGCCGTAGGGGGTGCGACGGACGAGAGCCCACTTCCGGCTGCCCTCGGGGCTGCGCTTCACCCAGTAGCGGCCTCCGACCGTGGCGTAGGCGGTACCGACGCGGCGGAACGGGCCGATGTCGAGGCGGGTCATCGTGCGGCCTCGGTGTCGATCGCGGCCTGCTGGATGTAGATCATCGCGAACGCGGCGGAGCGAGCGGCAGGGGTGAACATCGGCTCCTCG